CGTCGGGGTGCCGACCAAGCTCCCGGATTTGCGCCCGCGTCCACGTGGTCTTGTTCTCGCCGCCTATCTCCGTCCCGGAGCGCTGCGGAGCGGTAGCGCCGAACAGCTCCGGCACGTCCGCCTGCAGCGCCTTCACGGCGGCGACGACCGCCTTCCCGTCCGGCCTTCCCTCCGTCACCTCCACGGCCTCCAGGTCCAGGAGGCGGATGATGCGGTCCAAGCGCTCCGGCTTGGCCCCGGCCGCAGTCGCAGCGATACGCGCCTCCGCGTCCACGATGGTACGGTTGGCCCGGGCGGTGGCCTCTTCGGCCCGCTTCTCGGCGTCGGCCTTCTCCGCCTTCAGCCGCTCGGTCTCGTCCATCTGCGCACGCCGCGCCGCCTCCGCCGCCTCGCCCTGTGCCTTGGACGCGGCACTCCGCTCCGCGCGGCGCACCCGCTCCGCGATAAGCTCGTCAATCCGCGCCTGCTGCTCCGGCGTGAACTCGACCTTGCCGGAATCGTCGTTTCCGCCCTGCGCAGCGCCCTGCGGCTCTCCACCCTCCGGCGGTGCGGTCTGCTCGTTCTGCGTGCCCTGCGTGTCGTCTGCAATCACACCCACGGTTCGTCCCTTCCTTAGATAGCTTTGCCTATCTGTTCCCTGTAGCGGAGCCGCTTGAGGTCGTTCGCCTCGATGTGCTGCGTGATTCTCGACCTCCATTCGCTCACCTTCGCCGCCGCGCGGGCCGCAGCCGCATCGTCAAGCGCCACGGCCTCGCGCATCTTCCACTGCCGCAGGCCACGTTCGAGGTAGCGCTGCTCCTGTCTCGCGGCGTAGCGTTCCGGGTCGCCACGTTGGACAGCGGTGCGCTTGGTGAGGCCTTCGATGTACGGGTCCGCAGTGTGCGAGCAGTTGTGTGTTACAATGCCATTGCACGCAAACCATCCGCCCTGCGTCTGGAGGTTGTAAACATGACCCGCAAAGTCTCGGCGGCTGACTTCGATAAGGCTGTCCAGCGTTATCTCAGTGGCGAGCTGACGCAGAAGGAGGCGGCCGGGACCATCGGAATCATGCAAGCCCCGTTCTCTGAACGTCTGCGGAGGAACGGATACCCGACCGTCTCCCGCAGCGAGGCGCAGAGCCGGCGTCTGCGCCGTATGAACGCGGATAGCCGTGATGCCCTTACCAGAGCCGCGCACAACGCGGTGCGAGGTATGCGCCGCACCAGTGATGACCTCCACCGGCGTGCCCTCGGCAAGGAACGTCTGCGTAGCCACGAGACTGCCAGTGAGCGCCTGCTCGCTTCGTGGCTCGCGGAGCGCGGCGTCGCCACTACTCCGCAGAAGGCCATTGGCCCATACAACGTCGACCTCGCCGCCGAGCCCGTCGCCGTGGAAGTCTTCGGAGGACACTGGCATTCGCACGGCGCCCACGGCGCTCGTCTTGAGAAGCGCAGCCGTTACCTGCTCGATGGTGGATGGAACCTGCTCATCGTCTGGGTCAACGGAGTCCATCACCCGCTCATCCCCGAGGTAGCGGACGATGTGGTCGCCTTCGTGGAGCGCTCCCGCAGCGACCCAGCCTTTCGGGGTCAGTATCGGGTGATTTGGGGTAACGGTCAGTTCATCTCCGCTGGCAGCACGGAGGATGACCACCTCACCCTCATACCATCGGGACGACGCGGCGACTACCGGAGGGCCAAGCACTAGCGTCTCACCAACGACGCAGTTGGGGTGGAAGAGTCCCGCCGCCTCCGCCTCGGCCAGCGTCGGATAGCCCGACGTCGCGCCGTCGAGCGACAGCACCTCGCCCTCCCACGGGGCGCACATATCACAGCAGGACGGCGAGCCGGAGACGATGACCAAATCCCGGCCCGCAGAGCGCACGCCGTCGAAGACGCCTTGCCGCGCGGCGTTGTGCGCTGCCGTCCGGCAGGCCATCTCGGTGTAGCTGGCCAGGTTCCACGCCTTCCCGGAGCCGTCCACGAACCCGGTGATGCCGCGGCTCGCGAAGGAGTCCAGCGCCGCCTGCGCAGCGCCGCGACGTGTGAAGTCCCCGGCCAGCCCGCGGGCGGAGACGCGGGCGATGACCTCGCGGTACGCGTCTCCCGTGGCCCGGATGATGCGGAGGTCCGCGTCCGCGAGGCGTCCCGTCAGGGCGGAGCGCAGCGCCGCGGTAGCCGCTGGGGAGTCCACCCGGGCGAGCGTGTAGTCGATACCCGCTGCCGTGGTGGTCGCCCTCCGCCCCAGCACCCGCCGCGCCGCCTCCGCGCCCATGACGTGAGCGCCGACCACGAGCGCCGCCACCTCCCGCTCGCGGGTCTTCTGGAGGCGGGAGACCAAGCGCCGGGCGGAGCGCTCCACGACTCCGGCCCCGGCCAGGCGTTTCGCCGTCCAGTCCTCGTCCTCCAGCCCGCGGCGGAGCTGCCGCGCCAGCGTCACCAGCAGCGCTACCTCCACACCCTCGTACAGCTCGGCCAGCTTCCGCGCCAGCCGGGTCACGGTCTCCGGGTCAATCATCAGAAGACCGGCTCCGTGACGGAGCGCCCGGCGTCCGCGCGGATGCGCTCCACCTCTTCCGCCAGCTTCTCGTCGTCCAGGTCGGGCTGCGCCATCCGTACCGCGGTCTCGATAGACACCGCCTCGGCGGTGCGCAGCATGGTCAGCGTCTGCGCGGTCTCCTGCGGCGTCTCCCGCGGCTCCGGCCAGATGATGACCGGCGTCTCGACGGCCGTTGGCCGGCCAAACACCGCGCGGTCTACCGCCAGCAGACTCTCACACGCCGCCTTGAGCGCCGGGTTCCAGTAGCGGCGTTTGCGCCCCACGGTCGCATCCGTCTTGCCCTCGCGAATCTTGAGCGCCGTCCCGGACTCCGCCCGGCCCTCGATATGCAGGCCGAAGGTCTGCGGGGAATAGCCGGACTTGGAGACGATAGTCTCCACCAGGTTCAGCGCCGTCGCCATATGCTCCGCCGCGCGAATCTGCGGCTGGAACGTGGTGATACTCATCTCGCCCGGGTTCATCCCGTCCAGCTCCGTGAACACCTCGGCGTCCACGTCGAAGAAGCGGCCGGAGCCGCGGTCCGGCGAGCCGTGGTCAAGAGCGTCGGACGGCACGAGGATGCGCGTCTTGGCGAGCCGGATATCCCGCGCCCACGAGCTGTACGTCTCGTCCAGAGCGTCCAGCAGGTGCTCATTGCCGAAGATGTCCGCGCGGCCGAACGGCGAGGCGGGGTCCGCCGGGTTCGGCCGGATGTTGGGCACGTACCAGGTCAGCAGCCTCCCGGGCACACCCTCCGGGAGCGGTACCACCGGCTCCAGCCCCGCGGTCTGCTCGTGCGCCTCCAGCGAACGCCAGGAGCCGAGGTGGTTGCGGTCCCCGACGTAGAGACCGTGCAGGATGACGCCCGGCTCGTGCCGCTCCAGGTGACGCCAGACTCCCTCGTCCTTGGCCGGTAGCTCGTGCCAGAACGTCACCGCCTGGAGACGCCCGTACCGGAACTCGGGAGCGGCGCTGTCCGCGGCCACGGAAGTCAGGAACGGCGTGTCGGCCACCTCCACGTCCCAGCTCACGCGCAGGTAAACGCCGGAGAGTGCAGCGGCGACCTCCGCCGCCTCCAGAAGCGCCGACGCCACGCCGGTCTCCGACGCCAGCTCATCCAGCCGCTGCTGCGCCTGGTGGCCCACGGTCAGGTCCAGGTCTTCCCCGAACAGGAGGTCCGCGGAGGTCTGCGCTATCTCGCTCGCCAGCGGGACGTGGACGGGTGGCGGCTGGCTGGTGGCGGTGCGTTCCTTCCCGCGCCTCCAGAAGAACGACCACGCTTTCTTGTTCTGCCGCGGCGGAGCCGCCTGCGCGGCGAGCTGGGCCGGGTTCCCGGAGTACCACGCCCGCCACGTCGGCACGTCGGCGGGTGCCGCTCCCGCGGGTGGCCAGTGGATGTTGGGGTCGGTGGGCAGGCTCACAACGAATCACCTCTCATGCGCCGGACAGCGCGGCGTCGGAAAACGGGGACGGACACCTCGTCCACGAGCGGCAGGCACAGCAGCCAGCGTGTCAGACGCGCCGCTGTACGTGGGTCGTGGACGAGCGGGATGCAGAACGGGATACGCAGCCTCATGCTGCTCGGCCCTCCGTCTCGTGGATGAGCCAGCGCCGGGTGTAGCGCCGGGTCGAATAACAGCCGTAGCGCAACGCGTCCGCGCCGTGGTCGTTGGCCTTCACGGGAGCGTCTTGGCCGCGCTGCTGCGCCTTGGCGTCCCAGACGTATCCGGAGACCTCCCGCACGAGGTGGGCGGTGGAGCGGTGGAAGCGGAGCCGGTCCGCGGAGAGCAGCGAGGCGGTGTAGCGGATACCGTCCAGCACGTCGTTCTCGGCGTCCCGCGGAATCACCCAGCGGTCGCGCCGGAGCTGGGCGGAGAACGAGACCGCGGACGGGTCCACGTATGCCCGCTCGACGGGGACGGGTGCAGGTTTGCCGTTGAGAGCGAACGCGCCGTCCGCGCCGGAGGCGACCCATTCCCTGAGGCGGGCGGAGTATTCCGCGTCGGTGAGCTGCCGCCGCGTCTCCTTCGCGTCCCAGCGCCACTCCCGGAGGACGTAGAGCCGGTCGTCGTCGCCCAGACCGGCGAGCAGCGCGTGCGTGACGGTGGCGGTCCCGTAGTCCACGAACAGGAACCAGCGCGAGATGGCCGGCACCACGTCCACGACGTGCCGCTCCCGGTCGAACATATCGTAGACGGCTCCCTCCGCCGCGACCCACTCGCCTTCGATGAAGCGGCGATACCAGAGTCCGGTGAACTCGCGCTTGATGGCGTCCACGTAGGCGGGCGGGAGGTAGCGGTTGTCCTCCAGGCGGAAGGTGTAGCGGGCGATGCCCAGCGCCTCCGCG